CCCAGCTTCTGCCGGAAGATCGTGAAGTCGAACTCGTCGTCCCACCGGAAGATGGACCCGAACAGAGCGCCGATGGTCTCGACGATCTGGACCACGATGGCGACGACGCCGGTGATGACTCCCGCCAGACCCTCGGCCACCTGCATCACGGACCGGAAAGCGTTGGCGAGAACCGTGAATGCCTCCATCACGAAGTTCACGACCGGCTTGATCCCGTGCTCCAGGATTCCCAGAGCGATGTTGATCACGGCCAGGATAGCGCCGCCGATGACCGCCAGGATGGGCTTGAGGGCCTGGAAGAGCGGTTCGAGCTGCTGGAACAGTCCCATCAGTGCGGGCTTGAGATTGCTCTCCCACTGCGTCTTGATATCCGCGAACGCACCCTTGAGCGCGTCGAAGATCCGAGAGATGCTGGGACCGAACAGATCCCACAGTCGCTGGCCCCATTCGACCAGTGTCCCGATAGCCCGGCTGAAGCCGCTTGTACCCTCCTCACCGGAACGGAAGAAGTTCACGATCGCATCCGGAACGAAGTTGTTCCACAGGTTCTGGAAGAACTGGGTCTGCGTCGCCAGGTACGCGATACCGCCCGCGAGAGCGCCGACAGCCACCACGACGATGCCGATCGGGTTCGCGGTCAGCGCGGCGTTGACAGCCCACAGCCCGGCCACCAGCGGCCCGAGAACCGGCATGATCGGATTCAGCTGCTGAAGCAGGAATGCGAAACCGTTCGCGATGGCGATGATGGCGGGAGTGACCGCGATGATGATCGGAGTCAGGCTGTTCAGGAACGCGCCCAGCACCTGACCCACCGGACCAGCCAGCGTCTGCATAGCCGGACCCAGCGCCCCACCGATGGCCTCCGTAAAGGCACCGAGGGCGGGACCCATCTGCCGGAACACCTCACCGATACCCGCGAAGAGCGAGAACCAGATGGAGCTGCCACCAGCCATGTGTTCCATCGCGGGAGCCAGACCGTCCCACAGACCACGGATCAGTTCGTTGATGCCGCCCAGCATGAGATCCAGTGACCTCGCGCCGTCCGTCGCCGTCTGACCGATACCGGTGCCCATGACCGACAGGAACTCGCCGAACCGGTTACCCCAGACTCGCCAGGTGTCACCCAGCCCGGCCGCACCCTGCGTCATGTTGTCGAACATCGTGCCCATGTGAGCACCGAGGCTGGACAGACCGTCGCGCATTCCCTCGATGATCGGAACCGACTGCTGGAGAGCGCTTGTCACCCCGGGAAGGGCTTCGCGTGCCAGGCCAGTGATCGCGTCGAGGAAGGGCTGAACCAGTGGACCGGCAGCGGCGAACATACCCGTCAGGGCGGGCTTCAACTCGGCCAGCTGCTGACGGAGCGAGACCAGTGCGTTGTTCAGCGGCCCCTGGAGCGGCGAAGCGATATCGGCGAAGTACCGGGCCGCCTGCGCGAGGAGACCGTTCTGCTTCTCCATCTCCTGGTTCAGGTTCGCACTCGCCTCGGCAACCGCCTGCTGAGCCTGCGCAACCTGTTCAGCCGCCTGACGATTCGCCTCCGCAGCATCCGCCTGAGCCTGAGCCACAGCCTGATTCGCCTGAGCCAGAGACTCCTCGGCATCCTGGACCCGCTGCTTGGCCGAAACGACCGCGTCGGCACCCTCGACACCCTTGGCAAATGCCTCGTTGGCGTCCTCCTGGAGGCGGTTGTTCTCCTCCATGACCTCCTGGCGACGCAGCTCCGCCTCTTCGAGATCGTGGTACGCCTCCGCGTAGTCCAACGCGCTGTCGGGCTGATCGTCGGTCGCCATGTCCGCGATGCGCTGGCGGGCACGGGCAACAGCCAGATCGGCCGAACGCTGGTTCAACGGAGCCCGGCGCAACTTCGCCTGGTAGTCCTCGAGCTCGCGACGGGCATCACGGTACGCCTCGGGGAGCTTCTCGACCTCGCGTGCGTGCGTACGTGCCGCCTGCCGGGCTCGCTCCTCCGCCTGGGCGATCTGCCGGAGACCGTTCTCTGCCGTGGTCTGGGCGTTGCGGTAGGCCGACGCGAGCGAGTTACCCGCCGCCTGAGCCTGAGACCGCGCCGCCTCGGCCGCCTTCGAGTGCTGATCGGTCAGCTTCTTCTGGATGGTGATGGCCGCGATACCCGCAGCGATGACACCACCACCGAGGGCCGCAGTCAGCAGAGCACCGACCGAAGCGCCGACCGCACCGAGGGTGTAGAACGCCGCAGTCAGGCCGCCGATCGTCACCAGCAATGCCAACGCGGCGAACCGGGCCATCATGATACTGGCATGCCCACGACTGTCTGCACGGATGACGACGTTGCGCAAGCGGGTCAGGAAACCCAACTGGGCCTCGACACCCGCGAAGCTCGACTGATCGCCGTTGGCGCGGACGCGGGTGGACCTGGGCCTGGTGAGTGCGCCCATGCGGGCACGGAAATCGCTCTCGTCCAATTCGACCCGGACGGGCACGTGGAAGTCGCGGGCAATCGCAATGGCATTCAGCCGGGCCTGGAAATCCGGAGCGAATACCGGCTGGACGTCGGCGTCGACCTTGGCCTGGATGTGGCGGCCCGAGATGCGCCGGAGATCCTCGGAGAATTCCTGGACCTTGGCCTGAGCGGCTGCGATATCGACATCGGCCTTCGACTGGACGTGCTTGCCCGAGAGCTTGCGCAGTTCCTCGTTCATCGCCCGGAGTTCGCCGACCGACTTGCCGACGCCGTCCACCGAGACCTTCGCCTGTGCATGGACACCGGAGATCTTCCGGAGTTCCTCGTTCACGCGGCGAAGATCGGTGGCAGCCTTGGAGATTCCGTCGATGTCGACCTTCGCGCGCACATGGGCACCGGAGATCTTCCGCATGTTCTCGCGCAGCTTGGTCAGGTCACTGCTCGCCTGGAGAATGCCCTTGCCGTCGTACTTGGAGTCGATGTTGAATCCAAGCTTGGTGATCGTCGCCACTGACACCCTCCTCTGCTGTTGTGCTGGCTACTCAGGACTCGAACCTGAAGCCGGTGGATTAACAGTCCACTGCTCTGCCAATTGAGCTAGTAGCCAATGTGTCCGGATTGATGACGCCCCGGACTGGCGTTTCAGCGCTTCTCTGGAGTTACCGCAGCGAGGGCCTCCCAGCCGACATAGACTGCCTCACCCTTGTACTGCTGCTTGATCCGGCGGACCTCTGCGGACTTGGGATCGTCCTCGTCGCCCTCGCCGGTGCCTTCGTCCTCTTCTTCGTCGTCGGTCCAACCCTCGGGCTTGAACAGATCGACAGGGCGCTCCACAGGCTTCGGAGTGGGCATCTCGCCCTTGCCTATGTACGCCTCGCTGAGAATCCAGGCGATCAGAGAAAGCTGCTCCCTGCACTCGGCCAGCATCTCGTCGTTGTAGTGAGATCCGATCGGTCCGGCAGCGCGTTCGTACGCCATCCATTCCGCGATCTCGTACGACGAGGTGGTGTCAAGGAGCTCCTCGACTGTCCTCCCCAGAGCGAGTGCTAGTCGGAAGAGGAAGGCTCGTCGGGAGTCTCGTCGAAACCCTCAGCCAGCTCCTCCACATCCTCGTCGGTCATGCCGTTCAGGCGCTGGGCAGCCATGAACACGCGATCGAGGGCAGCGGCGCTCTTCCGACCCAGGGCCTCGGCCTCGGCATCGGTGAACAGGCGCTCGTTGTTCTCGTCGACCATCGTCAGTGCCGAGAGCCGGGCGCGGATGTTGTCCAGGTTCTCCTCGCGCTTCTTGCCCTTGAACTTCACGCAAGACTGCTCGAAGGCATCACGCTCGCGCGCGGACAGGGAGATCACACGGACGGTGCCACCCCACTCGGGAACCTCGACGTCCTCGGTCTTGCGGTCTTCGGCATCGAGAATCTGATCCTTGGTCAGAAAGGCCATTGCGGGCTCCTAAACTTGTTGCGGGACTTTTATATTTGCGGGCAGTGGGTTTTGAAGGAGAGGTAGAGACGCCCGCACATCCCTACCTCTCCGCTTCGTTCAGCCTTGTGCAGCCTTGTCGACGGTATCCGCCGCATCCTCGAGAACTTCCTCGAGCTTCGGCGTGATCTCCTCGTCCAGTTCCTGCATGGAATCCATGAACCAGCTGAACGCGCCGTACTGACGCACCCAGGTGTCTCTTCGACCGAATACCGGGTGACGCCAGCCCTTCCGGGGGGAATCCATGCCTCGGGGGATGATCGCTTCATCCTCTTCCGGCATGGACGTGGTGACGCGCCAGCCCTGCCTCTCGCCCTCGGTGAACGGAACCAGTCCGACACCCCGAGCGATGTCCTTGCGCAGGCCGGTGTGCTTCCCCTTGAGCGCTGGTTGCTGGAGTACCTTGGCTGAGGCTTCCTTCTTGGCCGCTGATGCCTCTCGCCGGATGACCTTGAGTACCTCACGCGGGATGTCTCGGTCGATCTTCTTGAGAGCTGCTGCGGCCCTGCGGAAATCGTCGAGACCGTCTACGTCGTAATCGAGGTCGATCTCGATCCTGTGGTCAGCGGCCATCGGATTACGGGGTGGTCGAGCGAGTGACGCCGGTGCGCTGGGTCGCGATCTTCACCTTCGACTCCGAGAGGTCACCGACCTTGCCGTTCAGGGGCGAGTACTCCAGGAGGATGCAGGTCGCGCTGAACAGGGGGTTGTCGGCCGAGACCGGAGCGTTCTTGGGCTTGATGGTGACCTCGAACTCGGTGCCGGTGTTGTAGAGCGGCCACAGGGTCGCATCCACCTCACCCGCGTCGAAGTCCTGCTGGAAGTTCAGGGTGATCTCGTCATCCTTGAGGCCCTGAGCGTGTTCCTTGCCGCCACCGGAGAAGTTGGTGGTGTCGATGTCGGCCTTCTTCAGGTTGACCTCGACCGAAGAGATGTGGCTCGAGAAGTCGACGCCATTGACCGTGGTCACGGTGTCGATCAGGACGAACTTAGCCATCTTCAGCTGTTCCTTTCTGCTGTCGAGCTCCGCTTACCGCGCGGGACCCGGTTGTTGGCGGCAGGTTCGTCCGCCTCGTTCTTCTGGTCGGCAGCCTCGACGACGTGACCGGCTTCGATCAGCGCCGCTGCCTGTTCGGGAGTGACGTCCATTTCGACCGTCTCGCCCTTGCGTTTCCCCGCAACCTCGCGCGGGCCAACCACCGTGAACTTCCGGCGTTCGGTGCGAGAGGCGCGATGGGCGGCGTGTGCGGCGAGTGCGGCATCGGACGGCTTGCGCGCATGGATCATCAGGACATCCTCACCACAGCCACGGTCAGATCGGCTGCGTTGTCTGCGGTGAGGGTGGCGCGACCGGTTTCGTCCATGTACGCCCGGCGCATGGGAATCCAAGCCTCGCCCGTCGCAGGAACGGTGACCTGCGGGTCCGGGAGGGGAGCGCCGTACTCGGTATCACCGGCCACGACGATGGTCACGGTGCGGGTCTCGGATGCGTGTGCATTCCTGTAGACCACGAAGGTGTTTCCGCCGCTACCGACTTCGGCGGTGTCACTGGTGGAAGCGGCAACGAAGGTAGGTGCCGTTCCGGAGTTCACGATGTTGCTGGTGGACAGGGCAGCCATGCCTCAAATCCCTTTCATGAGTTATCAACTACGACGCGGGCTTTCAACTTCGCGCCTATGTGCTGCGCTTCCCCCCACTTGAACGAGCCGCCGTAGTCGGTCATCCCGTAGACGAAAGCAGTAACGCCCTTGAACAGCTCCCGGTTGTCCCAGACGATCTGGCGGATGCTGTTGGGGCCGACGCCGGTCACGAACTCGTCCAGCTCATCCTGCGCGGCATCTTCATCTCCGGACATCTTCACCAGTACGTACACGGTGAAGAACCACTCATCGCTGCCACGGTTCATCGTTTCCATGAAATCGGCCACGACGGGCTCGATCATCACCGCAGGGAGTTCGCCCTTGTTGGTGATCCGGGGATAAGCGTAAACAGTTGCGTCAGTACCGTCTTCGATGACCTTGGCGAGCTTCTTCCGGATTTCGTTCAATGTCGGCGGCATCAGACCATCTCCGCCTGTCGAACGTACCGGCCGAGCTTCTGGCACAGCACCGGATCGTCGTTGATCTTGCTGACACCGAATCCCTTGAGACCGCTCGACTCACCAACCGGGAAGTCGTTCATCTTGTAGTTCCGGGCGGCGAGCTGGAGGCAGGCGTACCTGACCGGACCCGGAACCGAGCTCCACCCCCACTTCGCGGTAACCTGAATCCGGTCCCGTGAATACAAGATGGTGCCAGGGCGCTTCAGCTTGATCCTCGTGAAAGGGTAACCGGGAACGCCATCGACGACTCCATTCAGCGGAAACACTTCGTAGTGATCCACCGGCCAGGCAGCGCCGAAGGAACCTCCGATTTCGCCGACCTTCATCACCAGATCGCTGTCGTCCCAGAAGTCATCGACGTGGACCGTCCTGGCCGACCTGGCCGAATACACGCGCGTGGTGGCCTCGGTCTGCTTGTTGAACTGCCGATGGCAGAACCGCTCGATCTCGCGAGAAGCGCTGTCCAAGGCAGCCTCCAGGAGGGCGTCACGACCCTGGTCGACCGTGGTCAGGAACTTCGGTTCGATGTACTGCTTCAGCTGGTCCAGTGTTGCGTAGGAGTCTCCGATAGCCATTGGTTACGCCCTGTTCTTCGGGGGACGGCCGGGACCGCGCTTCGCCGGAGCTGGGGTCTCCTCGATGACCTCGAAGAGATGTTCACGGCCGAGAACTGCCGGATGGCCCTCGTTCAGGACCGCGCCCTCAGCGACGATCGAGCCGAGAACCAGGAATGTCCTCTTGGCCTTGTACTTGCGGGCCATTACTTGCATTTCCTTTCCGGGAGAAGCGAACCGGGGCCATCCCAACCACTCGGGATTCGGAATTCACGGGATGGCCCCAGTCGCTTACTCAGATCAGACCGCGTACTTCAGCACCTTGAAGGCGTTGTCGACGACGACCTTGCTGTTGTTCATCCAGATCGCGTAGATGCCGCGCTGACCGGTCGGGCGCTGGTTGGCACCGAAGACCTGGGGGATCAGCTCGACGGACATGCCGATGCGATCGACGATCAGGAAGTTCCGGAAGTCACCGAACAGCATGAACTTGCCAGCCGCAGCGGCGCTCTTCGCGGGAGCCCAATCGGCCGGGGTGCTGGCGATCACGCTCGACTCCAGAGCCGGGTAGGCCAGGAGCTGCGAGGGCTGACCGTTGCCGATCCGCTCCCACAGGGCATGACCGTCCGACACGCCGAACTGACGGATGGTGTTGTAGGTGCTGTGGTGCGCCAGGAACTTCGCATTGGCCCGGTAGCGGACGTCCAGCGCCTCTTCCAGGTTGTAGAGATCCTCGACAGCGAAGACCGCAGCGGTCGCGGTGTCGACGGTGTTGCCGCTCAGGGTCTTGATCAGGCCGTTGGCGTTCACACCGGTACCGTCGCCCAGGAGGAACGACACGGCCTCCTCCTCGGCCTTGGCCCAGGACAGCGCGTAGGTGATCTCACGCTGCACCGCATCCCAGGACTCCGCCAGCTCGTAGCTGAACGGGATGAAGCCCTGCACGCGGTTGGTCCGCACGGTGTAGTTGGTCAGCGAGAAGCTGTTGTCGCCAACCTGCGCAGCTTCAGCCGCACGGGTCACGGACGCAGCATCGCCCTTCACGCCGTGGTATTCCTTACCGGTGATCTGCACGACTCGGCTGTTCGCGCGGATCGGGTCCTGGATACCCTCCATCGTCCAGATGACGGTGGGATCGAGCTGGAACGGCACGGCGTAACCACCGGCACCGTCCGCACCCAGGGAGAGCGCGCGGGCCTCTTCGCCGTAGAGAACCTGGCTGGTACCCGCCGCAGCCGCCTTGGCCCACGCACGACGGTAGGTGTCCGAGCCGGTGACCAGGTAGCGGTTCGCCAGCACGTTCTGGTCGTCGTCGAAGCGGACCAGGGTCTTGAGCGCGGACTCCTTGGCCCGGGCCTCGTCGACGTGAGCGGTGCCACCGAAGTCCACCTCGTCGATCGCGCGCTTGGCATGATCGCGGATGAGCTTGGTGCGGTCCTCGGCGTCGTAGGCCAGCTTGCCGATCTCGTCCAGATCGAAGACGTTGGAAGCGCGGCGCACGACCTTGTTACCCTTCTGCTCGGTGCCGGAAGTGGTGTTGGACGAACCCTTCAGGGCCTCCAGGCGCTCCTCGACCTTGGCGATGCGAGCACGGAGCGACTCCGCCTCGGCCTTCGCCTCCTTGTACTCGTTCTCGACGTCCTCCGGGAGTTCGGATTCCCGGTACTCGTCGTTCTCGTCGACCAGAGCCATGCGAGCCTCGGCGTCAGCCAGCTTCTCGCGCAGTTCGTTGAGAGTCATAGCCCTCTTCCTCTTTTGGGGAGCCTGCCGCTCCGTTTCCTTCTTCTTGGGCTCCCGATCCGAGGTGCCCGAGCGGGCGGCGTCGTGTTCGGGGTTTTCCTGGCCCGAGGTGCCCGAGCGGGCGGCGTCGTCCAGGTAGTTCTTCTCTGCGGCCAGCCACTGCTCGCAGGAGGTTCGGTATTCGCTCTCGGCTTCGAGCCAGCGCCAGACCTTCTCGGCCTCGAGCCAGCGTTCGATGTCGTCGCTGTCGGTGCTGCGGTCTTCGACGTCGGCCGCCTGGGCGGTCTTCTCGTACTGGGCGAAGATCTCCTCACGCAGGTCGTCGCTGGCCTCCGAGGCATCCCGCACGCCGACAGAGGTGCCCGCATACGCCGGGGTGATCACCGGACCGGCCTCGAACAGGCGGACTTCCTTGATCGTGCGAGAGAGTCCACCGGTGCCGTCCCACAAGCGCTTCCGGAGAGCCTCGCCCCGCAGGACCTTGCCCTTCTCGTCACGCCACTCGTCACGCACCACCTGGAACGAGAAGCTCATGCCGGGGACAGCATCACCCTCGATCGCCTGGCGGATGGGCTCGACGACGTCGTTATCGAACAGCCGACCGGTGACCCTCAGGCCGTGATCGTCTTCGCGGATGTCGGTGAACTTGCCGATCGGTACAGCGCCGGTACGGACATCGCGCCCGTGGTTGAACTGCATGATCGGCTTGCGCTCCCGGAGGGTCTTCTTGAACGCGCCCGGGGCGATCCTCTCGGTGAACTTGCCTTCCCAGGAGTTGATCTCGGTGTCCTGGTTGAAGACTGCGGCATAACCCTCGAGGGTCCGGCCGTCATTCTCCTCGTTGTCATCCTTTGGCGCAGCCCGGAATTCGACGCTGCGGGTGATGACTGTCATGTTGGGTCCTCCCAATCCTCCCCGTAGCGTGTTGCTTCCAACCAGTCGTCCATCGCTGACTTGGCTTCGTCCTTCGGGGGTCGTCCCACCGGCTTCCTTTTGCTGCCCGTGGGATGGTTGTTCGCCTTACTGGGTGTTGAGCCGCCGCCCTCCTTGCCCTTGCCTGCCGCTGCATCCGCCTCTGCCTTCTTCTTGGCGCTGACGTCTGCGAACGAAATCTCAGGCGGGAGAAGCTGAACGGAGTACAGGCCGGTGTGCTCGAGTACGGAGAGGTCGTCGGTCTGCACGGCCAGTACGGCGCTCTCGGGGGTGTAGCCCTGCATTACGTAGCGCGAGATCGTGGTGGCCTGAAGCTGCTGACGCTGGGCGACCTTCGTCCTGTCCTCACGGAGGAACATCACGTCCCGGTCGTCGACGAAAAGCTTCGAGTTCTCCGGAACGTCCAGCAGGGCCGAATAGGCTTCGCAGAATGAACGCCACAGCGGGCGCATGGTTCCGGAAGCGAAGGCGTCCTTGGCGGAATCGAAGTTGCCCGCGTTGAGCGAGGAGCCCTCCATGCCGGTGCCGATGCCGACCAGTGAAGCCGGAACCCGTGCCGCAGCGCAGATCCTGTTCTCACCGATCTTCGTCACGACCTCGAAGTCCAGCTGCCTGATGTCGGAACCGATCACCGTGACGTCCGCACCGCCACCCACGTAGATGTTCTCGTAGGCCGAGGTGATCCCGGAGTACTTGGACTCCATGAGCTCCCGGTACTCGGCAGCGTCCTCGGGGTTCAGATCCTCGGGGTACCTGATCGCAATCCGAGGAGACGCACCGCCCTTGAAGAACCGGTTCTTGTGATCGTTGATCGACTTGTCGCCCTGGATCTCTCGGATCACCGGTGTCATCCAGGACATGCCTCGATACTGGGCTGCGGGGTCGGGGATCGGTGCCCAATGGGCTACAGCGCCGTTCGATCCATCGGCCGGGTAGACCTCCCAGATCTTCCTGTCCTGGGTGTTGCCCGGCTTGTAGATGTAGGCGATTACCGGCGCGTCGGGATTCAGGTTCGGGTCGTCACCGAGGACGATCTCCACCCAGTCCGGACGGAGTCGCTTGAGCTCGGGCGGGCCGCCGGGGCGGTCGTTCCTGACCATGTAGTGATTACCGGCCAGGTCGACGTCCTGAATGGCCCGAGCGAACACACCGCCCTCACCACCCGTGCGATTCCGGAAGATGTCGAGCTGCTTGCCGCCGATCAACTTCATGTCGCCGGGGCGATCGGATTCCATCTGCTGGAAGGCGAACCGGGCCTCGGAGAAGATCATCATCCGAGTGACACTGCAAGCGAACACAGCGCCGCTGGACTTGTACAACTCGTTGATGTATCCGAGGTAGTCGTTGGGCGCGGACTCCGTCTTGCCGTTCGGTGCCCAGCTGTTCATGAACGGATAGGAGTTTCCGCCGTGATTGAAGAACTTGTTCAGGTATGCGTCGAAGCTGATGTCCTCTTCGTACTCACCCTCGCTGCGCTTCTCTCGTCGGCGTCGCCACGGAATCAGGGACTTCCAGTCCACCCGACACCCCCTCTCATCCGAATGCAACCCACGGCTTGGCCTTCTTCTTGTAGATGTGCTGCTTGTAGCCCCAGAAGCCCAAGACCGTAGACGTGAAGGGCGTGATGTCAGCGCCGGAGAGCGGCTTCGAGAGAACCCACAACCCCTGGTCGCCCATCTCCTTCTTGTCGGCGGCAGCTACAGCGGATCG